CCGGCGGCCATCCACCGCCCATTGAAACACTGAATAAATGCGTTGAAGTCTTGTATTAACCGTTCCGTTCGCCGCGATAAGGCCAAGAGGATTTATGAGCAATAAAACTGGAGGCCCTGCGTTTCCACAATCAGGCGTATGCACCCCTGAAATTAACTCATGGGATAGCGAAGATTTTGGAGGGAGAGGCTTAACCGTGCGCGACTACTTCGCGGCGAAGGCCATGACGGCCATTGTTCGCAGATACGATGGCCATTCATTTGGTGGCGGTCCGGATTCCCCACAGTACAAAGAATTGGCCGAAGATTCGTATTACATTGCCGACGCAATGCTCCGCGCACGGGAGGAATCATGACAGTCACCCACAATGGCAAGCAGTACGCCGCCAAAAAGCTCAACGATAACGAGTGGCAGCTGACGTCGGTATCGGCACCGCGCGACAAACTGACGCTTAACCGCTGGCAGATGCATATCGCTGGCCTCCTGGAACAGGTTGAGGTGAAGGTATGATTGGAATGCACTACGGCACCGCATCAGTGCCACGTAGCGATGTTTTACCGGGCACAATGCTGCAACACCACGGCAAAACTTATCGCGCCTCTGCGAACGTTGAGAAAGGCCTGTACGCCTTCAACATCTTCGAAAAAACCATCATCAAAAGTGATTCCGTCGTTGTGCTGCTGAATGAGCGCGGCGAGCCAATGGTTCACTGATACCAACCACCCTATTCAACTGATCGGCCTGGCTTTCTGCGGGCGGGATCTGCACATCCAAATTTCAGGAGTTCAGCCATGAACGCATACCTCACTTACGACCGAATCGAAGATCGGTGCTGGGCTGAGCAGCAGCTCACCGACGAGAAAGAGAAGTGGCTCGACGATCGGGCGCAGCAAATCATCGACATGATGCCGAAAGAGCCGTCCGGCCTCTTCCACTTCACGGTCCCGATAGACTCCAGCCCATACGAAGGACTTCGCAGCGATAAAGCTGGCGAGACCTACAACGATTTCATTTCGGCAGTTGCTTACGCCCAGGCGGAATACGACTGGGAACACCGTACCGGCTGCCCGTTTTAAGGATGCATGAAATGTCTGAAACTAAAACTCACTACCGAAAAGCTTTTGACTCCCCTTACCTGAGCAGCGCCGATATCGTTGAGCCAACGGTGCTGACGATCGCCCGGGCAACGTTAGAAAACGACAAAACAAAAAAATCCAAAGACGTTTTTAACACCGCTTATTTTGAAGAGCGCGAACTGCGCCCCGGCGAAAAGCTTAAGCCGATGATTTTGAATGCAACCAATAGCAAGATGCTGAAAAGCATCACCGGATCCCCCTTCCTTGAGGATTGGGTAGGCGTGAAGGTTACTGTTTACGTCGATAAAAATGTCCGGTTCGGAAAGGAATCGGTTGAAGGTCTCCGCTTAAGCCCGGCGCGCGTCACAAAACCGGTGCTTTCGCCTGAAAAAACGCAGGCATGGAATAACGCCAAAGCTGCCTTCAAGCGAGACGGCAACCTTGATGCAGTGCTGGCGAGAATGGATATTTCTCCAGAGCATCGGCGCCAGCTTGAGCAGGAGTGTTCATCATGATCTGGCACGACGTCGAGCAAAACGGTGAGGAGTGGGATGCTCTTCGCCTAGGTAAGGCAACCGCTTCAAACTTCGGCCTGATCATGGCTAACGAAGGAAAGGCGTTTGGTGAACCAGCCAAGCGTTACGCCCTTCAACTGGCGCTTGAGCAAATTAAGGGGTGCAAGTCTGAGTTTGGCTTCTCAAACGACCACATGGAGCGCGGGCACGAACAGGAGCCAATTGCCCGCATGCTGTACGAAGAGATGAACTTCGTCGACGTGGATAATGGCGGGTTCTTTGATCACGAAACGTATGGTGACAGCCCCGACGGCCTCGTTGGCCAGGACGGGCTCGTTGAGATTAAGTCGGTCATTGCCGCCACCCACTACTCCACCATCACCCGCGGCTCCTTCGATCCGGCATACAGATGGCAACTGGTCGGTCACCTTGATTGCTCCGGCAGGGATTGGGTTGATTTCATCAGCTACTGCTCAGACTTCCCGGACGGTAAACAGCTCATCGTCTATCGCCTTACAGCTGCTGAATGTGAAACAGAAATAGCCCGGCTTCGCGCGCGCCGAAAAGACTTCCTCGAACTTGTTGCGGACACGAAGCGCCGCATTCTGGAGCTCGAATGAAACGCACACCCTTCTTCCGCAGGCCCGGGCGAACCGGGCAATTCTCCGGCCTCCGTGAACGCGTTATCTGGATGATTCAGACGCGCGGCCGCCCGGTCACCGGCAGCGAAATCGCCCAGAAGTTTGGCGTAACGCTCATCGAGTTTAACCGGGTAGCCAACGGCATCACCCGCGGTTCCGGGCAGATAGCGCAGATCGTTGAGTCAAAAAAATGGCTTAACGAGGACGGCATCTGCGACCGGACATTCGACCTGGTCACGAAGCCAAAGGTCGTAACGCCGCAGGGTAAATCGCGGCTGTTCACTCGGCGCGCCATAGAGCAATCGCAGGAAGGTAGACGGCAGGAGTGCATTCAACGTGCCGCCCGCCGTCGCCGCCTGATTGCTCAGGGCCTCTACATCGACGAAATGGAGTCCATCCTATGACTCACGCTCACGACGACATCAGGGTTGGCACACTGTGCCTTCCATTCATTGGTAACGGCTGGCTAATGCCATGGGGTGAAGTGGTCAGCAATCCATTAAAAGCGCAGCGGCTCGCTGAGGAATTTCGGGAAAGGCAGGAGGCGGCATGACAGCGAAATACTCACTTCTGTATGTCGATCCGCCATGGTCTTACGGCAACACCATCAGCAACGGAGCCGCTGCCGATCACTACTCCACCATGAAACTCATCGACATCAAGCGCCTCCCAGTGTGGGAACTTGCCGCCGATAACGCGGTGCTGGCGATGTGGTACACCGGCGCGCATAACCGGGAAGCTATCGAACTGGCCGAGTCCTGGGGCTTCACCGTTCGCACCATGAAAGGCTTTACCTGGGTGAAGCTGAATCAGAACGCCGAAATGCGCATCAACAAAGCGCTGGCCGAGGGGGAAGTTGCCGACTTTTACGACTTCCTCGATCTGCTAAACGCCGAGACGCGCATGAACGGCGGCAACCACACCCGGGCCAATACCGAAGACCTGCTGATTGCTACCCGCGGCGCCGGGCTGGAGCGAAAACACGCCGGGATTAAGCAGGTGGTATACAGCCCGCTCGGAGCGCACAGCGAAAAGCCGTGGGAAGTACGGCACAGGCTGGGGCTGCTTTACGGAGATGTGCCACGCATTGAGTTATTTAGCCGCTGTGCGGCGCCGGGCTGGGATCACTGGGGAAATCAGTGCGACACCGCCGCGGTAGAACTGCTGCCCGGCTGCGCCATCCAAGTTGTGAAAACGGAGGCCGCATGACGCCAGCAAATGAAAACGCCATCCGCGCCGCCTGCCGCCGCTGCACCGAAGAAATCCAGCAGGCCATGCGCAAGAAGCCAAAGCCTAACTGGAACGAAACGGTGCCTCCCATCATCAAAAAGCATCACAAGAAAATTGAAGCTCTGGGAGTCAGCCTCCTGGAGTTCGTCGTATACACAGGGCGGCTTAATCGCCGCTTCGGAGTGGAATCGTGAGTTATTCAACAGTTATAAAAGTTTGGCCGGGCGAAAAGTCTGAAGAAGATGAAGAGCTCCGCAATGGCTGGGGAAGTGGCCCTGTCATCTGGAACGACATGGCAATGAAATATCTTGGTCTTCCGGCCCATCAGTACATGATGAAAATAGATAGTCTTTGGCCTTTGGCTAACCGCCTTGATATTCCATATCACCATCGCGCTGTTCTCGCTATGACATACGACCGCATGTATGTGAAGCAGGAACATTACGCGCTGGCAGCAGATTGCATCCGCAAATACCTAACTGATTTCCCGGCTGATGATAAATATGTAAACCACTGGCCCCGCATTGCTGAAATTTTTGAAAGCTCCCCGGAGTGCCCAGCTATTGGTTTATGGCTCACTTCGGTATGTGAAAACCCATTTCTTGGCGAGTGGGATGAAGAAATCGAAGATTACAAACAGCCTGATTGGTCTCGTTACTGGAGCCTTTTTGATGACCTTGACGCAAGCGAAAGTGGTGTCGCATGAAGGCACTCATCACCCTGGAGCTTAAGGCTCCTTTTTTATTGCTGGCGTTCACCTTCAACCGAATTAACCGACAGTTCGCGGAGTGAGTATGGAAGAGTTTAAAGGCACTAAAGGTCGCTGGGTTTATAGCGCAGAGACAGGAACAATCCGCGGCGATGGTGGCCTTCTCGCTGAGTTACTGATTAATGGCTCCGAAGACGATAACGGCGCGCTCATGGCCGCCGCACCAGATTTACTGGAAGCGCTACAGCTAACCGAAAAAGCAATGGCAGAAGGTCGAAACATTACATACCCGGAATGGTACGGCGTAATCAACAAAGCCCGCGCGGCCATCCACAAAGCCCTCGGCAAGGAGTGACCATGGCAGACATCATCGATACCGCAGCAGAGATTGAAGAGCTTCAGCGTAACGCCGCCCTTTCAGCTCACCGCATCGACCGTAACGCGGTATCAGCTGAACGTTGTGAAGAATGCGACGAACCAATTCCAGAGCCGCGGCGCGCTGTCGTACCCGGCTGCCACACCTGCGCGGAGTGCCAATCCGTCATTGAACTGAAGAATAAGCAGAGGGGGATGTGATGGATTACAGCAAGCTAAGCGATTTTGAGATTAACAAATTGGTCGGCGATGTCGTTTTCAAAGGGCTCTGGTCATGCAGGCCGGGAACTGCGGGAAATAAAAGTGACTCATGGTTTTACGGTAACGAGGATGCTTCGCTCAACCCGCTATCACCGCTTCCCGACTACTGCAACGATGCGGCTTCCGCATGGCCGATTATCGTTGAGAACAGAATAAGCATCATCAACCTTGAAGTGGATGAATGGGGCGCCCGCGGTGTAGCAGACTGCCGCTCTAAGAGAGCCATACATCAAAACTCT